CGGCGAAGATGAAGGCAAGCGGGGCGGCCAGCATGAAGGCGAGGCTGCCGCCGGCCGTGATCACGATGTTGGTGAACTTGCGGGTGGTTTCGTCGGGGTGGATCGCCTTGTCGAGCGGCGTGCCGGTGAAGGCCAGGAAGACCTGGGCGGCAACGTCGGTCTGGTGGACGACGGTGCTGTTGAGCGGCTTGGTCTTGCCGGCGAGAGCGCGGGCCTCGTCGAGCTTCTTCTGCGTGGCCTCGAGCTGCCTGGTGATGTCGGCGGCCTGCTCGGCTGTGGCGATCTTCTGATCGAGCGCGCTGGCCTCGTTCTGAAGGCGCTCACACTCCTTGCCGCACCCCGCCTTGCGGCCGCGGTTCCCCTTCTTCTCCTCCTCGATGCGGGCGCGGAGGTCCGCCAACTCAGTCCGCATGCCGTCAGCCTTGACGGTCGCGGCCCACGGAGCGTCGGCCTGCAGCTTGGTCATGCGATCGGTCCACATCCTGAGGGCGGCCTCGGCATCCTCGACGCCCTTGCGGGTGTCCACATAGACGGACTGCTGGACACCGGCGCTCTGGATGTCGCCGACGCGAACGCCGGAGCCATAGCCGAGGTGGGAGTAGTAGGCCATGATCCCGATCGGAAGGCAGCAGAACAGTCCGACGGCGCCAGTGATCAGGTTGCCCTTCTCGATCTCGTGGATGGAGGCGTCCGGGGCCTGGGCGAACAGGAAGGCCAGCACGGCGAAGCCGACGCCGTGGAGCGTCGTCTGCGAGTAGCCGTACATGAAGGACAGCGACGCATCGACCGTCAGGGCGACGATGCCGACCGTGAGCCAGAACTTGCCGTAGGGTGTGTACTGGCCGTACCAGCTGCGGAGCGCCTTGGAGATGGTCTTCATTGCGTCCTCGTTGATGAAAGTTACGCGCCTCCGCGTCCCCTACTTGGAGGCCAGCGCGGTTGCGACGGTCACAGCGGACCAGTCGAGGATGGAGCCGGACAGCGGGATGTGCACGCCGAGCACCTTGAGGGTGACGATGGTGGCACCGACGACGGAGACCAGCACGGCGATCTGCTTCAGCGTGGTGATGATGTTGTTGAGGTTCAGGTTCATTCGATGGTGGCCTTTTCTGCGGCTTTGGCGTCACGGACGACCGCGCGGA